GCTCTGCCAGTAGTTAGTTCTTTGGGTGCTCTCGGAACCATTTCCGTGACATTCAATGGTGGTGTATATACCGAGGACACAACGAACCCATAAATCTGACCGCACATCGGTCCGACACGAAAGCGAGTACTAATGAAACTGCACCTAAAGGTGACAGAGAGTGGCAAAGACCCATACGAAGTGACAACTAATCTCGTCACACTTGTCGCATGGGAACGAAGGTTCAAGCGCAAAGCGTCAGACATGGCGAACGGGATCGGTGTTGAAGATCTCGCGTTTTTGGCGTGGGAAGCATGCAAGCAAGCGAAGATCGTCGTGCCGGGAGAGTTTGACAAGTTCATCGCCAAGCTCGACTCGGTAGAAGTGAGCGCTGAGGAAATAGAAAACCCTACCCACGCGGAACTCACCGAAGGCTCCTAGCAGAATTGCTGGTTGCTCTTTCGTGGGCTCCGCGCTTTTACGAAGAAGAGTTTGACACCGCCGACCTACTCACTGTCACTACTGTGTTAGAGGAAAGAAACAGGAAGTGAGAACATGGCGATTGGAATCAGCACAGAGGTTAGAGGGATCAAGGAAGACCTCAAGACGCTGAACAAACTCGCCCCAGATCTACGCCGACAAATTACCAAAGATTACAAGGCTCTCATGCAGCCAACAATCGCCGATGCTCAAGCAAATCTGCCAGCTGGAATCGGTCTGACAGTCATGCGTGGCTTCGGTCGCAAATGGCGACACATCATGCCTTGGGACAAAGCTGTGGCTTCTAAAGGCGTGACTGTCAAAATTGATACTCGACGCGCAAGAAAAAAGAACCTAATTAACGGCGCGCAATTTGAGACACTAGGCGCGTTCATTATCCAGCAAAAAAATCCTGCTGGAATTGTCTTTGATATTGCTGGCAAAGGTGGAAAATCAACATCCTTCCAAAATCGCAAAGGAAGAAGATACGACTGGAATAACACGCTAATTGAAAACCTTGCAAAAACTTTTCCCGAAAATCCATCGCGCACCATGTATCCAGCTGTGGAAAAAAATCAAGAAAACATCAACGATGCGATAGCAAAAATCTCAAAAGATGTTTCTGACAAACTGACCCAAGCAATCGCAAGGAGCGGCAAACTCTAATGGCTGTACGCATTCCCATCATTACAGACTTTGACGGCAGAGGTATTGAGAAAAGCATTGAAGCTTTCAAGCAACTTGAAACTAACGGTGAAAAAGCAACCTTCGCACTCAAGAAAGCATTTGTCCCTGCTGCAGCTGCTCTTGCTGGCTTGGCAGTTGCCAGTGGCAAAGCCGTTTCAATGGCTTCGGATCTTGCAGAGACACAAAACAAAGTCGGAGTGATCTTTGGTTCGTCTTCTAAGAATGTTCAGGATTTTGCTAAAAACGCTAACAAAGCTCTTGGACAAACACAGAATGAAGCGCTGACAGCTGCATCAACTTTCGGAACTTTTGGAAAAGCAGCCGGATTAGCCGGGGATGATCTAACAACATTCTCAACTGATTTCGTGACGCTGGCTTCTGACCTTGCCTCGTTCAATAACAGCACTCCAGAAGAAGCAACTCTTGCTCTAGGTGCAGCTCTTCGAGGAGAGTCAGAACCATTGCGACGCTTCGGTGTCCTGTTGGACGATGCCACACTCAAAGCCAAAGCCACCGAAATGGGCATTTACTCAGGCAACAAAGCCCTGACATCACAACAGAAAATCCTTGCAGCTCAACAAGCAATCCTTGAACAAACAACAGACGCGCAGGGAGACTTTGCACGAACCAGCGATGGTCTCGCAAACCAGCAACGAATACTCAAAGCCACATTAGAAGACACAGCAACACAGATCGGAATGGCATTGTTGCCGGTAGTCGAAGCGATCCTTCCTTTGCTGACCAACTTTTCTACATGGGCAAGCAAGAACACACCAGTCATTCTTGGTGTGTCTGTAGTTATAGCAGCAATCGCTACAGCAATCGTCGCGACGAACATCGCTCTTGCTGCATGGAAAGCTGTTTCGCTAGTAACTATCGCAATCAACTATGCGCTCGCAGCATCTTTCACAGCTGTACAAATTGCTACCGGCATCGGCATCGCCACAGTCATCGCAGGCGTTGCAGCGTTTGCGCTGTACAAGCGCCAGATGGACGGAATGAAAGACAGCCTTGGAGCTTTCAACACAGAGTCATCGCGATCAAATCAACAACTAATGCGCATGTCTGACAGCGGAAAACTTACAACCGAAGTCGTAACGGGTCTTGAGACCGCTGCGACTGGCGCTGGTGGCGCGGTGGACAAGATGGCAGAGAAGATCAAGAAGGCGCGCGAAGAACTGAACGATCAATTCACGACAGCTCTTGACAATGCTAAGGGCAAGCTCGAGGAAGCAAAGAAGGCTTACGACGATTTCAAGGGCACGGTCGCCGAGTCGGTCACTGGTGAGTTCTCTATCTCTGGTGCAGCCGACGCAGCAAAGGAAGCCGGAACGACTATCCTTGCCCAGCTCACTGCACAGGCTGACGGAGCAAAAGCCTTCGGATCAAAGATTGAAAAACTCCTTTCAATGGAGTTGTCACAAGACGCGCTCAAACGCGTTCTAGAGGCTGGTCAAGAGGCTGGCAGTGCAATCGCCGATGAACTTATTCAAGGTGGCTCAGAAGCGATTACAGGACCCAATGGGATCAACCAGCTAGTAAGCGACCTCAACTTTGTGGCGGATGCTTTGGGCACTTTGGCTGCAGACAAGTTCTATCAAGCTGGTGTCACTCAAGGCGAGCAGTACTTGGCAGGCATTCAAGAAGCAATCAAAGCAGCCGAGATTCTTCTCAAGAACCCGAACCTGAAGCTTGCAGATGTCAAAGGCATCGGAGCCAAGTTCGCCAACACGGTCTCCACGATCAACACAGGCGCGCCAGCATCACCGACCTCTGCTGTCGGCGGAGCTGCAGCTGCTCGAGGTGGCAACAATTACACAGTTAATGTGAACGGCGGAGTAATGACCAACGCTCAGACAGGCAAGGTCGTCATCGACGCTGTGAAGAGCTTCAACCGTGCATCGGGTCCAGCTGACATCGCGGTCCGTCCTATTGCCGGCAGATACTAATGAGCGCATCCGTCATCCAGTCGGGTGAATATCTTTTAGAGATTGATACTGGTTTTGATTCCAGCAGCTTCACGCTTGACTCAGCAATAAAAGGAATCCTCGACGGTACTACCTACCTTCTTGGACCCGGCACGGACTTTGCTGATGTGACCGACGGTGTTCTTGATGTGTCTATCACTCGAGGACGACGCGACATTGGAGACCAGTTCGTGCCCGGCATCATGAACTTCACACTCAATGACCAGCTCGCCAATGGAGCATTCAACCCGTTCAACACTGACTCACCGACATACGATCCTGCAAACAATGAGCCCGGCATCGCACCTATGCGTCGAGTCCGCTTCTACCGATACAACTCGCTGAATGTTGCCGAGTCACTCTTTCAAGGTTTCATCGTCAATTATGACTATCAGTTTAATCTTGATGGCAACGACCTAGTCAATATCCAAGCCATCGATGACCAGTACTTGCTTTCGCAAGCATTCCTAGACGAATGGAATGTCACCGAGCAACTCGCATCAGCTCGCGTCGTAGAGCTTCTTGCGCTTCCAGAAGTGGACGCTTTCCAAGGCGTAGGTCAGCAATCGATAGAGACCTCAGCAGTCACACTCGGCGGTGCAGCTGCCTACACAGTTCCGTCCGGCTCCAATGCTCAGGGCTACCTCAATGACATCATGGCTGCGGAGCAAGGACGCGCGTTCGTGGACAGGTCAGGCGTTTTTACATTCCAAAAGCGCATCGGATCAACCCTCGCTGGAGCTTCTGTGGATTTCGGTGACAACGACCCAAGCCACTATCCCTACGATTCCGTGTCCATCAATTTCGGCGCGGACAAAGTAATCAACCGCGCAAGCGTGACCCATCTTGGCGCGACCGGACCAGAGACAGTTGATGACCTAGCAAGCCAAGCCAAGTACTTCATTCAAGCTGTCGCCTACACCGAAAGCCTTGTCCATAACGACGCTGCAGCTCTTGATCTTGCAACCTATCTAATTCAAGGCGAACCGACCGCAACACTGACAAGCGTGAACACAGGCTTCCAAATGCTCACTACAGCTGAACGCGACTCGGTGGCAATCTTGGAGATCGGCGACACGATCAGCGTTGAAAAGACCATCACGACCTCATCAACGACGACCAGCGTGATCGCACAGGAATCATTCATTGAGGGCATTGAGCATCGGATCTCATACAGCCAGCCACATCAGGTCACGATCTACACATCATCAACGACCGTGATTGAGCTCTTTATTCTTGACAGTTCCACACTTGACACAATTTACGCACTAAGTTAGGAGCACTTATGGCAACCCCAACGACACTCCCAGCAACCTTTGTCGCAGGCAATGTTCTTACAGCTGCACAGATGAACTCTTTGCGCGGAGCATTCCGTGTCTTGCAGGTAGTGAACACATTGAAAAGCGACAACTTTACAACTACAAGCACTTCATTGGTAGATGTAACTGGTCTAAGCGCAACTATCACCCCTTCAGCTACTTCAAGCAAAATTATGGTGATGGTCACATTGAGCGGAGTTACAACAGATCAAACCGATTCAAGTTCTGGTGGTTATGTGTTGCTGCGAGACAGCACACAAATAGCAGTTAACACTTCTTTGAGTTATGACCGAACAGGTCAGCTATCAATAAGACTCCTCGGCGCAAGTACGGCAGTCACATTGAACCATGCCACCAATTTCCTAGACAGCCCAGCATCGATTGCTGCTTTGACCTACAAAGTGCAAGTAGTCGCTGGAGCTGGCACTCTTTATGTGAACCGTGATGCAGATAACGCAGTTGGCTCAGTGTCATCAATTACTCTGATGGAGATAAGCGCATGATCGACTACACAGCAATCCTAAATGCCAACTACGCAGGCACACAATGGTCGCTAGAAGGCGAAACTTATGACGGTCTAAATTGGTTAGACAGTTCACCAAAACCAACACAAGCCGAACTAGACGCACAATGGACTACCGTGCAGTACGACAAACAGTACGCACAAGTAGAACAAAACCGTCGAATCCAATACGAAACTCAATCCGATGGCGTGTTCTTTGCTTGGCAACGCGGTGACGCTACCGAGTTGGAATGGCGTGAAGCAGTAGCAAAAGTCAAAGCTCAAAATCCATATCCGCCAGCTCCATAATGCGTTGGCGTTACCTCATCGGCTACGGCGTACTAGTTGCAGTCGTTTTGTGGGGATGTGCTGGATGTGCTGATCGCACTCGAATGAACTGCATCCGAACCAAAAACAAAGCAATCACACTCACTACTGAGATCGCGGTCGGTGGTGGTCGCTGTGGCTAGATACACAAACGACGAGATCAAAGCACGACTGATCCTTGTCGTCGGGATCGGTCTGACATGCGCGTTCGTCGGCTCAATCTTTACCCTGCTCTACGGTCTGCTCTTCGTAACCCAGCCACTTGAGCAAGCACCAAACGACGCAGAAGCTTTCTCAGTGCTGAACCCTATGCTCATGACATTGAGTGGCGGTCTAATAGGATTACTTGCATCAAACGGACTCAAGAGCAAAGCAAAGGATGACCACCATGAAAGCTAAAGACAAAGCCATGATCGCCAGCTACCTTCGATCAGTCGTTGGAGCTCTTATCGCGGTCTATTCGACAGGAACCACAGATCCACGCGACTTTGGCAAAGGTGCAATCGCAGCAATCATCCCACCATTGCTGCGCTGGGTAAACCCTAAAGACGGAGCCTTCGGTCGTGGCGATAGCCAAAGCTAAAGCTGGAGTCCCGAACGCTAGGGACTACATAGGCAATGCTGACGGAGCATCACCAGCTCCCCGTGCCGGAATGAACGAATGGATCAAGCAAGCCATCGCTGCATCCAACGGCGCGCTTTGGAACAACGGCTCATGGGGTCAGCGAGATATGCGCGGAAAGCCCGGATCGCTTTCAGTTCACGCCACTGGCAGAGCTGTCGATCTTTCATATCGCAAGAGCGAAAAGCATCCGCAAGCGTCACGCAAAGAAGCGCTCGTCTTCATTGACAAGCTTGTGGCAAATGCCAATGACCTTGGTCTTCAGTGCATTCTTGACTATGTAGGTCCAAACGGCAGAGCATGGAGATGTGACCGATATGCGTGGAAGCTTTATGACAAGCCAACACTGCATGGCGTGCCGGGCGATTGGTTCCACATTGAGATCACACCACAAGCTGCAGACTCAGTGATCTGGGTCAAAGCAGCGTTCCTAAAGATCTTCGGGGAAATCCCACCTAAAGCTTGACTGATGCCCTAAGGTCGAATTACCGACGGAAGGCAAGTGACTATGAGTGAACCACAGTTCTTTGATTACAGCGTCTATGTAGGCGTAATGGATAACGGACAAGAGATCCTCGTACAAATCTTCACAGAGCCCGAAACGGGAAAATATCTACTAGGACAAATTGCATTCAGATCCCACGCTTCATCATGGGGCGTGCCCATACCACTGGAGAAAAAATGAACTACTTTGCAGAGAAATTGATTGGGTTAGTGCTTTGCACCATCTTCGGATTTACGCTCATCCCAGAGGCTCCTAGAGCCCTCTCAGAGCCTTCCGAGACCATAGAACTAGCACCATTTTTGATTGAACCACCCACCACGACCAGCTCCACAAGCTCGACGATTTTCATTGATCCCTACACCACAGCTTGCGAACAGTTCTCAGCTCTTGCAATCAACCTCGGCTGGGACCCGGAGCAGCGCACAGTGCTGGAATCAATAATCAAGCGCGAGTCAAACTGCACACCGAACGCAATCAACCACAAAGATCCACGCAAATCCTTCGGACTCATGCAGGTCAATGGATTCTGGCTGGACTATCTGCGCGAGCGTGGCATCATCACCGAGCTAGAAGATCTGTTACACGCCGACACTAATCTCCTCGCAGCATTAGCAATTTACAATTACGGGATGGAGCGTTACGGCTTCGGATGGGGACCTTGGAGCGTCAAATGAGCGAAGGTGTTGCATGGAATCAAGGCGAACTGTCCGAAGAAACACGCAGAATGGTATTGGAGCAAGCAATGAACACAAATCACACAATGGCAATCTTCGGTCTCATGGATGACATTTTGGCGGTTAGCAAAAACCCTCACGCATCCATCATCCGTCGGCTTCGCACAATGAAAAACGATCTGTCATTGAATGATCCGATGCCACTTCACGATGTGACTACACTCGACTTAGCAATCAAAGCGCTTGAAGCGCATTCATAGAAAAGGCATCCGACATGTCCGACCATCAGCCAGAACTATTCCAAATCACCACAGGACTCGGTGGCACTAAATATGTGCCAACAGTCAATCGCAATGTGGTTATCACAGCAAAGAAAGCGCATCCAACATCACTAAGCGCTGCCAAGAACGCATTCCCACGATCGGGATCCAAGCGTCAAAAGATCTACAACGCAATCAAGCTCTTCGGTGGAATGACAGACGAAGAACTAGAACGAACACTTGAGATGTCCGGCAACACTGTCCGACCTTCGCGTGTGTCACTTGTGCGCGACGCTCTAGTCATGGACTCAGGACGCACACGCAAAACCATCTCAGGCAACGATGCGATCGTCTGGGTGGCTTGCTGATGGGATTTGATCTAAGCAACTACGAGACAGTCGAGCAGCGTCTTGTGCGCTTCTGGACCGCATACCCAGATGCACGCATTGAGACCTGCATGATGAACTACGACGGAGACTCTTGCATCTTCCGTGCAGAGCTGTATCGCCACGCCGATGATGCCAAGCCGATTTCAGTCGGATACGCCCATGAAATCCATTCGGATCGCGGAGTGAATAGCACTAGCTTCGTGGAGAATTGTGAGACCAGCGCGATCGGTCGCGCGATCTCCAATTGCCCAATTCAGTCTCAAGGGAATGGTCCCCGACCTTCTCGTCAAGAGATGGAAAAGGTAGCTCGGCTGGGGGGCAACTTAGCGCCCACAACTGATCGCCCAGCCGGGCAACCATCCACTCAAGAACATGTACCGCGCGGAGCATTTGCCACACCAAAGCAACTTGGCTACATCAAGAAGCTTGCCAAGGATGCCGGCATGGATGATCTTCGCTTGCTTGAGTTGATTCATCGGGAGCTTGGCAATGATAGCGCGGTCCTTGAACTACTCAAATCGCACGAAGCATCCAAGATCATTGAGGTCTTGAAGTGATCTATGTGGCATTCAACATCATTGGAATAATCATCGGGGTATGGGCAACCATCCTCGTCTGCATGTGGGAGAAGAAATGACATTACGAGAACTAATCAGCGTCCTTGACGCAGTGTTGGATCTAATTGAGCGCGTAAAAACTGGACATGAGTTTTTGCATAGTGATGATGTGCTCCAGAAATTGCAATGGACCGCGAAGAACCTCGCTGATGAGATTTGGACAGCACAAATGCGCGAAGCAAAAGAATGAAGCCCGATCTGAAGATGAGTGAAGCCGATCTCAAAGAGGTCGTGATCAGTGTCGCGAAGCGTTACGGCTGGCTCATACACCATGACCTACCGGCACAGAACTCTCGAGGACGCTGGCTCACCAATGTTCAAGGCGACGCAGGCTTCCCAGATTTGATCCTGCTGCATCCCGTGTCAGGCAAACTGCTCGCGGTAGAGCTCAAAGCGGAGCGCGGAAAGCTCTCACCATTACAGAAGCGATGGCTCATGGCATTCGATGCCGGCTCACACTTCAATAGCGTCTGGAAGCCCAGCGACATGGAGTACATTCTCTACACTCTGAGCAACTTCCAGCTCTAAACAATCGGCTAGTAGCACGACCTAAGCCATTCGCACGGCAGTTGGTGACACTCGGTAACGAGGGTAGATCGGCGCGCCCTCAATCATGCAACACGAAGTGAGCGAGGCAAAGCGTCGAGGCGAGCTGTAAACATAATCAGCTGATGAGTGCAAAGGGAACTGGGTAGGGCAAGCCAGTGGGTGGAGCATTCATCCCTGTATGTCTTCTCGGTTCGCATAACATACACATACAACAGGCATCACAGACATGGACACACACACATGAGACCGACATCATCAACAAGGACAAGCCACGCAGTGGCGCGTCAGCACAAGCGAAGCGCGTGAGCTATGCCACGAGGACAAACAACTAATAACAAAGAGTATGCAACCAATCGTGCAGCACTACTCAAAGGGCAACCGATGTGTCATTGGTGTCATAAGAAGGTTGCTGATACCGCCGATCATCTAGTTGAGGTTGATCGCGGTGGGGATCATTCGCTCTCGAACCTTGTGCCGGCATGTCGTGAATGCAACTCAAGAAGAGGAACCCAATACAAGAGCGCACGCGACCGCCAACGAATCCACGACCGAGCCGAAGCAACACGAACCATCGCACAACGAGAACCGATTCTTTACAGGGAAGGCTCCTTGCCCCCGAGCCCATCGTTCTTTTTCTCCCCGAACAGCGACGACCAGCCTGAACTGGCTGAGATCGGTCACGACCAGCCGAGACTGGCAACGATCAGCCCAGATCAAAAGGGATCGCATGTGTGGGCTGTGGTGGAGTGGGCAAGAAAGTTCATGCAGATTGAGTTGATGGAATGGCAGATCAATGCCCTTGCTGATCAGCTTGCATATTCGGATGATGCCGGCGTAGAGCTGGTGACTCGAACCTCGTTAGTTAGTTGTGCTCGTCAGCAGGGGAAAAGTGTTGCTCTGCGCGCATTGGCTGGCTGGTGGCTTACTGAGATGCCAAAGATCCGTGGAGAAAAACAGACAGTGCTTTTGATGGCACACCGTCTCGACTCTGCAGCACAAATCTACGAAGACATCGCCGACATCCTCGAGCAGTACTTTGATGCAAAACTCACACGCTCGTACGGTCGTTTAGCTGCGAAACTTCCAGACGGATCCAAGCTTCTAGTCAGATCAGCAAAGCCCAATGCAGCTCATGGACTGTCGGTGGATTTATCGCTAACTGACGAAATCTGGGGAATAGACGAAGAAGTTATTGACGGGGGCATTATTCCTACAATGCGCGCAAGACGCTTCCCTCTTCTGAGCATGTGGTCCACTGCCGGCACAGAAGAATCGAAGGTCATGCAACGCTACCGAGAGATGGGTCTTCGTTTGATTGACACACATCAGCCAACGAACTTTCATTTCCGTGAATGGTCTCCACCACCAGATCTTGATCCGATGGATCCTGTCGCGTGGGCATATGCGAACCCTGCACTTGGCAAGACACTTGAGATGTCCACCATTGAGTCAGAAGCACAGCTCCCCGACCGCGCATCATTCCTACGCTCAAGCGTGAACCTATGGATCGCGACCGATCGGTCATGGCTCCCCCAAGGTCTTTGGTCCCAGCTTGTCACTTCTGAACCACTTCCAGCTGGGGGAGTGGTCGCGGTGGAAGTGGACTTCAATGACTCCCACTATTACGCCACCAGATCAGTGCTTTTGCCGGACGGTCGGATCGGGGTCACGGTCGCGTTCACTTGTGACACACAGACACAGCTCTGGGATCACATCGCCAAGCTTGCCAAAGATCCGAGCATCCAGTTCGCGCTCACACCAACAATTGATCTCCAATGCCCACCATCCATTGAGCGTCGGCGTGTCGTCGTTGGTTACGCGGAAATCTTGAAGTGGACTCCAGCTGTCCAAGGATTGATCCGTGAACGACAAATCGTGCACACAGGAGAAATGGCATTAGCAGAGCATGTAGTTCGCGCTGTCTCAGTTCGGACACAAGGCTCTATCGCTGTGAGTTCGCAGCGTTCGCCCGGACCGATTGAACTTTGCAGGACGATGATTTTCTCAAGCGCAATCGTCGCCGGCAACAAACACAGCCGAGGGAAGCCACAGCTCGTTGTCGTCGCGAACTAAGATCGGCGCGGAGTCGTGCGTCGAGCCTTTCGTCGGAGAAGTCCCGGATGCGCGACTCCACCAAAAGCCGACCCATCTATGGAAGAGTAAAGACATGGCAATATTTTCGCGCAAGGTAAACAAAGCAGCGATCTCACCACAGCCTGCAAAAGCAGCAGCTGCTGGTGCGAACAGTTACGCCAACATGAACTCGAGCGTCAATGTGTTCAATCAGTATTATTCGTGGCGCGAAGGTGAAGCTCGTAACCAGCTGATGACCATCCCAGCGGTGTCTCGCTGTCGCGATCTTATGGCTTCCGTAATTTCTTGTATGCCATTGCGCATGTACAACATGGTCTGGAATGGCGAACGCATGGAAAAGGTTTACCTTGCTCCGCGATCATGGTTACGCCAACCAGATCCACAAAATACCTATGCCCATTTCATGTCGTGGGTTTTTGATGACCTCTACATGTATGGCAGGAGCATCGTCCACATCACGAGCAGGACAAGCGATGGCTATCCTGCGTCCTTCCAACGACTACCAGTCGGATCCATTACCAGCACCGATCAGACTGGTCCCGTCTGGTTCGCGCCAAGTAATCAGATCTATTTCAACGGAGTAGAGCTAGATCCACAAGATCTACTGCAAATATTGTCACCGACCACAGGCTTGATCTATACCAGCGTCTCAGCTGTAGAAACCGCGCTCAAAGTAGAAGCAGCGCGCAATAGGAACGCAAGTTCATCAATCCCTGCTGGCATTCTCAAGCAGACTGGCGGAGAACCACTAAGCGCACAAGAGCTCGCAGATCTTGCAGCATCTTTCAACGCTGCTCGAGCAACAAACCAGACTGCAGCACTCAATGAGTTTCTTTCGTATGAAGCAACCACGATGAGCCCAGACAAAATGCTTCTTATTGAATCCGCTAACTATTCTGCGTTGGAAATGGCGCGCCTAGGCAATGTGCCACCATACCTAGTTGGTGTTAGCACCGGGTCTTACAGCTACCAGTCATCACAGCAAGCACGCGCTGACCTTTATATCTTTGGCGTAAAACTTTATGCAGAAGCAATCGCAGAAGCGTTCTCGCTCAATTCCATACTGCCGAACGGAACTTATGTAGAATACGACGCAGAAGGATACTTAGAAGAGAACTACATGGCTGATCGTGAAGATGAACCAGCAGAAGAAAACACTCAGGAAAGATTGGCGAACCGATGATCAAACTAATTGCAGGAGATTTCACACTCGACGCAGCTGCAGGCGACACACCACGCCGAACCATCTCAGGAACCGCAGTTCCATACAATGTGCCAGCAACCGTCAGCGACGGAACACAAGTAATCTTCAAGCCGGGCTCATTGCCAGTTGAAGGCAAAGCACCCCGTCTATTTCTCTATCATTCGGCTGAAATGCCAGTAGGCGTAGTGACAGAGCGCGTAGATACTGAGCAGGGAATGTTGTTTAGCGCCAAGATCAGCGCGACTACGCTCGGTAACGATGCACTCGTTATGGCTCAAGATGGCACAATTGATCAAGTTTCGGTCGGCGTAAACCCGACAAAGTTCTCCTACGACGACAACGGAACCATGGTTATCGAAGCTGCCGACTGGATGGAGCTTTCGCTCGTTCCGATCGGCGCATTCGGCGACATGGCAAATATCGCAAAAGTCGCTGCGAGTATCCACCAACCAGAAGAAGAAGTAAGCAATAATCAAGAAGTAATCCCAGAACAGGAGCAACCAATGTCAGAAGAAACCGCACCAGCAGTCGAGGCAACAATCCCAACTGCACCAATTTTTGCACAAGCCAAAAAGCAACTCGCACTGCCATCAGCAGGCGAATACATGGCTGCATATCACATCGGTGGAGACACCTTTGCAAACATCAACAAAGCAGTCGCAGAGATCAGCGCATCACAGCGCACACCTTTGCAAGCTGCAGCTGGTGATGTTCTTACAACCGACACGCCGGGTCTGCTCCCTGTGCCGGTGCTCGGACCATTGGTGCAGGATCTGAACTTTTTGCGCCCTGTGATCGAAGCCGTTGGCGCTCGCGCTTATCCAGATGGTGGACAATCCAAGACTTTCATCCGTCCAACAATTACCACGCACACCAGCGTCGCAGCACAATCAAGTGAACTTGCTGGAGCATCAGCAACCACGATGGTGATTGCATCTAACTCGGTAAGCAAGACCACGCTCGCAGGACAAGTCACACTGTCAGTACAAGACATCGACTTCACTTCGCCAGCCGCAATGGGACTCATCCTCTCAGACCTCATGGGCGAAGCAATGATTGCCAGCGATAATCTTGCAGCAGACAACTTGCTCACCGCTGCAACATCATCGGGAGTATGGGACGGAACGCCAGAAGATTTGCTGAAGTCAGTTTATGACGCAGCGAACGATGTGGCTTCTGGTCGTAACTGGATGCCGACTCACATGTTCGTATCGGTAGATGTGTGGGCACAACTTGGACAGCTCGTAGATTCGAGCAAGCGTCCACTGTTCCCATTCATCGGAGCAGGTCTCACCGGACAGAACGCACTCGGCGCATCAAGCGCAGGATCATGGAACGGAACCCCAATGGGTCTCCAGCTTGTAGTGGACAGCAACTTCGCTGCAAAGACCATGATCATCACCCGAGTCGGTCAAGGTCAAGGCGATGCTTACGAGTACTACGAGAGCATTCGCGGTTTGATGTCAGTTGAGGTACCGTCAGTTCTTGGCAGGACCATGAGCTACCACCTCTACGCTTCAACCTTCGCCGCTATTCCGGGAATGATCCGCAAGATCACACAGGCTTAGTCGAGAGCGGAGCATCCGCTCATGGCAACATACAGCGTCACCCACAAGTATCTGCTGGATAACTACGCCGTACTGCAACTCCTGACCCCCAGCGAGATTGCAGTCGGCGAGTCCATCACCGTCGCATCAGTAGATGCAACATTCAACGGCACCTACTCGGTGCGCGCGTTGCCCCAATACTTGTACACAGGCACAGACGATCAAGGCGATCTGCTGTACGACTTCAATGTCCCAATCCAGAATCAAGTGTTGTATGCCAAAACTGCAAGCGATGTAGATCGTGTTGCAGCAACTGGCACAGTCACATACACACAGACATGCACATGGATCACACAACAAAATGTGCTCGACTGGCTGGGCATTTCCGTTGCGACAGCTGGCGATCAGGCTTTCGTAACAACTTGTGCAGCTGCAGCGAACATCTTCTGCTATCGCAGGAGACAAGAAGCTGGATACATAGACAGTCTGACCACAGTCCCATCGCAAGATGTCTATTTGGGAACCGTAATGTATGCAGGAATGTTGTACAAGAGCCGTGGCACCGTGGATGTTTTTTCTAGCTATCAGGACATGGGGCAGACACCCGTAGCTGGCATGAACGGTCAGATCAAACAACTTCTCGGAATTGATCGCCCAGCCTGCGCATGACCGTCTCCAACTACACCGATCTATTCAACAATGCGATAAGCGCGTTGGCTACGAAACTAGCCACGGCAACATCCTTGCCAATTGTGACGGATCCGCGCAATTTGCGACCCCCGTGCGTGTTCATATCGGCTCCGTCTTTCACGATGTGGAACTACAACATCGCCAAAATGACATTCCCTGTCCAGATCATCTCAATGGGTCCGGGCAACTCTGACGCATTGGGTAACATCTTGAACATGGCTGCAGCTGTGATGACCGCGAATGTCGGAGCCACATCGGGATCCCCGACCAGCGTTGATGTCGGTGGCGTAGTCCTTCCGGCATACGAGATGATGATTGAAGTACAGGCGCAGACCGCATGAGCTTCTTTATCGCATCCGAGAAGCTTGGCAAGATCGGTGAGCTGTACGAGCCGAAGGATGGAATCAATGTCGTCGCGCTTCTGGCTGGTGGCTTCATTACCGAGCGCGCTGAGGTATCAACCACAGAAGAAGAAAAACCTGCTAAAACTAAACCTAAGAAAGCATCCAAGGAGTAATCATGGCAACTAGCACTTATCTTTCGTCACCAGTAGTTACCGTCAATGCAGTGGATCTCAGCGATCAGTGCACCGGCGCGACCGTGAACATCAACTACGACCAGCTCGAAGCAACAGCTTTCGGCGACACATCACGCAAGTATGTGTCAGGACTCGGATCACACTCAGTCACACTGGACTTCTACGCGAGTTTTGCAGCGACCGAAACTTGGGCAACGCTCAAGGGTCTTGTCGGCACATCCACCAATGTGATAGTAAAACCAACTAGCGCAGTTGATTCGGCAACGAACCCGGGCTTGACATTTACTGGAACATTCTTGGCAGCTCTGCCAGTAGTTAGTTCTTTGGGTGCTCTCGGAACCATTTCCGTGACATTCAATGGTGGTGTATATACCGAGGACACAACGAACCCATAAATCTGACCGCACATCGGTCCGACACGAAAGCGAG